TTGGGCCAGCCGCTGGCTATTGATGCCGGACTGGCTGAGCCCCGCCTGCAAGCGGGTGTGGCTGGCGGATTGCGCGACCAGTTGGGGCTCCAGCTGCTTGACCTCGGCCGCCAGCAGGCGCTCGGCATCGGTCAACTGACGGGCACCGGCGCCGGTTTGCTGCTGCTCGCGGCGCAGCTCGGCGAGCCGCTCGCGGCTTTGGGCGGTGGCAGTTTCCAGTTGGCCAAGCGCCTGCCCGCTTTGCTCGAACTGGCGGATCAGATCTTGCTGCTTGGTGAGCTGGTCGAGGGTTTGCGCCAACCGCTCGGTGTCGGCAGCTGTCTCCTCAGACACTCGCCCCAGCTGCGCCACCTCCCCGGCCAGGGCGGTCAGCTCGTCGCGGCCGGTGACTTTGGCCGCCAGTTCCAGCGCAAGTTTAAGAGAGGTGGTACTCATCGGGTGTCCTTGGGTCAGGGTCTGAGCCTGCGACCAGCGAGGTCGGCCATGGCTATGCCAAGGGTGCCGCAGCGGCGGGGGTGTGCGGGTTTATGGTGGGTTAGTCACGGCCACGAAAAAGGCCCCGCGTGGGGCCTTGTGTCGGTCGCAATGGGGCTGCGGATCAGGCGGTGAGCGGGCGATCGACATAGAAGGGGGCGGTCTCCCCCTCCACCGCTAGCAACTCCCCTTCCAGCTCGATCTCGATGGGCTTGTCGCTCATAAAGTCCACTGCTTTCTTGGGGGCCAGGCTGGCGCGGGGCACGGTCAGCTTGATCGCCTCGCCGCTAACGATACTGCGGCCATCGAGCAGCAGTCGCGCCTTCACCTCGGGCTGGATGTTACCGGCGATCCGGGTGCCGGTCACCGCCAGATAGGTGCCGGTAACGGTCACGCTGCCGCCGTCCACCACACTGCCGCCCTTGAGCGCCCGCACTAGCCCCAGCGCATAGTTAACCTCGACATCCACCCCCAGCACCAGCGCGGTGCTGCCCTCCTTGATGGCGAGCCCGGTGGCGACGATGTTGCTCTTGCCCAGCTGGGCCCACTTCGGGTGAGCGGGCAGGGTCACAGCCAGATCGGTGAGCGAGCCGGCCCCCTGATTGAGCGGGCTCTCTTGCCCCATAAAGGCGGCAGCGAGCAGGGCCGGGGGGATCTCGGTGGTCTTGATGGTGACCATGGCCGGCTTGGGGATGTGGTAGTTCTCCCGCGCCTGACCGTATTGCCCCTTGCGCTTGCTCGGTATCGAGATCTTTTCGCTGTCGGGTTTCACCTCCAGGCTGTCTACGTCGATGGGGCCGATCACCCCGACCGAGGCACCGGCCTGGTCAAAGGTCTCGATAAAGAGGTCACCCTCTAGGTGCAGGGTCTCACTCATGGTCGTGCTCCTTTAAATTTGATGGTGGTGGTGAACGCCAGCGGCAAATAGGCCACGCCGCCGCTGTAACTGGGTTTGACCGGTGGGGCGCTGCGGCGAAAGGTACTGTCACCACAGGCGCGGCCACTGACAGCCTGCAAGATGCGGCCCAGCCACACCCCGGCGCTGGCCGTCTGGGGAGTGGCACGGTGCACCAGCACCAGCAGCCAAATCTGCTCAAAACTGCTGACCCGGCCAGACTGGGCGGCGTCGCTCTCGCGCTCGCCCTGATAGATCACATGCACGGCCGGGTGGTGCTGGCCGAGGTTGGCCACCGCCGCCACATCGGTGGCGACAAACACCTCCTTGAGTCCGTGCGCCTTGAGCGGCAGCAGCAGCTCGCGCAGCCGCTCGCCAGCGGCCAAGTAGTCGAGTTCATCGGGCAGGCTCATAGAAAGCCCCCCTTCTCCCGGCCAAACACCCGGCCATCGGACTGCAACTGCGCCAGGTTCTGGCTCTCTAGCAGCTGGCCATCGGCGGCCAGCCCCAGCGCCAGCTCGCCCTTGCCGACCGACTTGAGAAACGCCAGCGCGGCATCGAGCCGTTTGCCGATCTGCTCCGGGGCCTGCTCGCCGTAGAGGCGGTGACGGGCGATATCGGCGCAGATGGGCACCAGGGCACTGGGGATGTGCGCCAGCGGCAACGGGTAGCGGCCCGCCAGATAGCCGTCGATCAAGCTGCTGGCATCGGTCAGCGCCAGGGTGAGCGCGGCCTCGTCCAGCTCGCCGGCCTGGGTCATAGCGAGGCGCAACAGCTCAGCCTCGCCAAAGCGGGTCAGCAGGTCATTGACGCTGGCGTAACTCATGCGGGCCGTCCGGTGCGGCGCGGTTTAGCGCTCGGCTTGGCCTGCGGGCTCAGACCGCCCACTGCTGGGTCCAGATCCCCGACCGGCGCCGCCGACTCCTGCGGGGCCGCTGGCTCAGCCGGGCCTGCGGGTTCATCAAGCCACACCACCGCCAGGCGCGGATCGGCCGCCAGCGCGGTGTACTGCTCGGGTGCCACCCGATGCTCAGAGCTGCCCGGCACCAGCGCCAGACCTGCCCGATAATAAACGCTCGCCAGTGGCGAAGTGACTTGCACACGTATGGCCATCTCATGTTTCCCTCTGCTTAGTCTGCCCGTTTAACCCCGTTTAACCCGGTTTAAACAGGGTTAAACAGTCGGGATGCCCGCCGTTTAACCGCTGTTAAACCGGTTTAAAAGGCCGTTACAGGTAGTCGGCCACCACCAGGGTCAAGCGCCCCTTCAGCTCGTTGGAGCTGTTGGCGGCCAGCTCGCGCTCCAGCATCTGGGTCGCGGCCTTCTCCAGGCTGGGCGGCACCACCAACACGGTCGGCTTGATGCCGAGCGGGCGACCGCCATCGGCCTTCTGGGCGCGCATCTTGCTGATGGCATCCCACAAGTTGTCGGGGGTCAGGGCGCGCTTGTTGGCAAAGGCCAGCTGCCAGAAGCCAAAGCCGGCGGCATCGCGGCAATCGACCCCGTAGCGGAACTCCTTGCGGGTGAATACTGCCTCGTCGTCTACCTTGGTCATGGCGATAAGCTGGGGGGCCTTGCGCTCCTGGAATATGAGCGGCTTCAAGGCGCGGCTGGTATCGAGCAGATACCAGGGCTCGCCGGTGTAATCGCCATCGACCACCAGGTTGGCGGTGGGCACCACGGTGCCGGTGCCATCGGCATTGGGGAACACCGGGTGATCGGTGTCAAAGAAATACTGGCCGTCATAGCAGGGAGTGGTGAAGCCCGCCTTGAGCAGGCCAAACACCAGCTCGTCGGGGTGCACCGCCGCCGCGCGGCCCATCTCGGCAAACAGCGGGGAGTAGATGCCCAGCTCGTCATCTTCGATGGCGTTGCGATCAACCCCGACGGTGCTCTCGTAGTCGTCGTTGATGATCTGGTAACCGTGCGCCTGCATCGAGGTGATCGCACGATCACCCACCCACTCGCGCAAGCTCGGGAACTTGCCGAGCCAGCCATAGGTGTTGGATTTGGTGGTCGATTTAATCACGGTGGCGATCTGGGTGTATTGGCTCGGGGCCTCACTTTTGGCGTCTTCAAAGTTCTTTTTGAAGCCGGTAAAGAGGGCGGTCAACAGCGCCGGGGTAACAATGGCCATACGGGTGTTCCTTCTCTGGATAAACGGTGTTCTGGTTCGGTCGATTACGCCGCGGTGCGGCTAATCGACCCTACAGGGCTTTGGCTTTGCTAAAGTCCGCGACGCTGATGCCCAGCTGGGCGGCGGCATACTGCTCTTCGGCACTGAGCACCGCCTGGCCGACTGGCTTGGTGGGCAGCTCGGTGGTCTGGCGGGCGCACAGGGCGGCGATGCCCGGGCGGGGTGCCAGCAACGCCTTGAGCGCCGCCACCCCTTTCTGGGCGGCAAACTCGGTCAGGTAAGCCTCTTCGGCGGCCACCACCTTGCCCTGGGCACGGGCCTCTTTCAGCACGGTGGCTGCGTCGGTGGTCTCGACCTTGGCGCTCAAACTCGCCAGTTCGGTCACCAGCGCCTGATAGGTCGCCACCGGCACGAATTGCGCCAGATCAACCTGACCACCTTGCCCGCTGGCAACGGTCGCCTTGAGCGCAGCCAGCGCGGTCTGTTCCGCCGACAGCGCCGCCATCAGCTCGGGGGCTTTGTCGGCACTGCCTTTAAGCTCGGCCAGCGCATCGAGCGCTTGCTGCAGGTGGGCATCGGTGGGGGTGGCATCGCCGGTCAGCTCGATACCGAGCTTGGCCAGCAGTTTTTTCAGCAGGTCGTTCATGGAGTGCTCCTTGGGGTGGTCAGGGTCAGCGGTCGGGATAGCGGGCAGGGCAGCCAGCGCGGCGAGCGCCTGCATCCCTGTCACGCCGGGGTCGTTAGTGATGGCGGTCATCCGCAGCTCCAGCGGGCGGCCCGCCTCGTCGTAGGGAAACACCGCCGACAGATAGCGATATTCACCGGCGGCCAGCATGGCAGCAGCCCGCTCGGTCCAGCGTGGCTTGATAAACAGCCCCTGCCCCTCGCGCCACTCGATATCGTCGCCGCTGTACCAGCCCGCCGCCGGGGCGGGCTGGCCGTTCGCGTCAACCTTGAGGGTCTGGTGGTCGTAGTCGATGAGGATCGGCTGGCCCAGCGTCTGGGCGCGGGCTTTGAGGGCGGCGGCGATCTCGCCGTCGAGCTGCCAGTGGCCGCCCGGCACGTCGAAGGGACGACCATCACGAGCCTTGAACGGCCCCACCGGCAGCAGCTGGTGCCAGCCATCGTTACCCGCCGTCAGGGCAGCATCGAGCACCGCCAGCCGGGCATGGGGTGGCTGATCGCCACGGGGCCGGGCAGAGAGGATCGCTATGGCGCGGGTTTGCTGAGGCATCAGGGCACTCCGGTCACATCACAAAAGTCAGTGCCGCCAGTGTCAGGGATCGGGTGCCGGGGTGGGGTTTATGGTGGGTTACTGCCAACCGGGAGCGGGTAGCGGGGTTGATGGCGGGCGCTGGTGCTGTTTAATGGTGTTTAACCGCCGTTTTTGGCTCATTGCGTGGGGCAGGCCATGCCATCGTAGCCAGCAGGGGGCAACAAACGCGCAGCGGCGCTTACAGCGCGTCTTGGGTCAGATAGGCACCCACCAGGTCGAGTACCTGCTGCTGATCGGATGCGGATACCCCCAACCAGGGGCGCTCTGGCACCCCTGCACCGAACTGGTGATATTCACCATACTCCAGCGGCGTACCGAAATAGAGTGCCAGCGGATCGACTTGGTAGTTGAGCATATCCCGCAGGTAGTCATGCTCGCGCAGGATCAATTCATGGCCCTTGCGCTCGATGGTCTCCTCTGACAAAGGCAGCCAGGGGGTGCCATCAGGTGCCTGCTCTCTCTTCCACCGCTCTCGATGACTACTCAACAAGAGCTCACCCACATCCGCCAGCACCGGTTTCAGATCGCCGGTCTTCTCATATAACCGCTGCAACTGCTCCAGCACCGACTCGTAGCCCGATGGGGTGATGGTGAGAAATGCCCCAGCCATGTTGCCTCCTTTATCCTGTTACCGTCATACTGAACCTGATCCGAGACGGGTGCGGACCGCCGCCATACCCGAGCAGGAGAGCCCGCCCGGCGGTCAGGGAGTGAGGGCCTCACCTTCAATGTGCAGCAGTTGCCCCATCCGCTGCCGGTTTACATACTTCAAGTCGGACGTGCCAATCAGCGTCCACGCTGTCAACACCCCCCTTACCGCATTAAATGCCACCAAGATCGCCTGGTCTTTTCTCACCTGGTACACCGTGACAAACCGGGTGCGGAGCACTACCTTGCCGGTGCCTTGATGCTGCTCGAAGCTCTGCCAGATCTCTTGCGGGTTAGTCAGCGCATCTTGCAGCAACGGCAGGTACGCCGTGCGCTGTGCCTCAATATGTGTTCCCAGCACCGTGGCATCGACCAGCACAGTGCCCACCGGGGTGGAGATCAGCGCCTCAGCGGCCCCTAGTGCAGACTTCACCGCCTTGATGACATCCGCTGCCTCAACCGGTTGCTGCAGGGGTTGAGGCAGCGCCCTCGCAGTCAAGCGCTCCGGGCGCTTTGTGCTCTGCCAGTTTCCCTTGGTCAGGCTCTGCCAAGCGCTCCCCTTTTCCCCTTGCCACTGAGCAAACTCTTCTTGGGCTAATCGACGGCCAAACTTGGCCTCACCGACCGAGTAATCAAAGCCGGGGTCTATCCCCTTCGGCACCTGCATTACCTCGCCGGTCTTCTTGTTGACGTACTCATAGGTGCCATCATCTGGCGCCTCGCCTATCTCGATCCCCTTGAGCCGGGCCCGTATCTTGGAGTACCCCTCAACCCGGCACTTGCAGCCCCAGCCGTTCTGGGGGAAGTGCGTTCGCCACCAAGGGTCATCCTTTGACAGGGTGAGTCCGTTCCAGGACAGATGTGCCGGGCGAGGGTTGCGGCTATCACCGTGGTGATAGACCCAGACCGGGAACTGCTGTAACTGCTGCCAGCGGCCCGCGTTATAGGCTTGCCGAACGTTGGTGTCGTAGATCACCTTGGCCCGCCAGGCCATCCCGGCCTCGCTCCCCTCGCCCCTGAAGCCTGTCCACCCCCGCTTGGCAACGATGTCCTCAAACTCTTCACGAAACTCTGCAAGGCTCATGCCTTGGGAGATAGCCTTGTCCACGCTCTGGCGCAAGTCGCAAAGCAGATCGTCTTTCATCGCTCCCGCCACGGTGAAGGCAGTGGCGTGCTGCCCCTGCCAGAGCGAGTCCCACGCATCCCCCTTGACATTAACCTTGTCGCGGAAGTAATCGATCGCCTGCTGGAAATACTGGCTACCCGAACGGGCATCCATCGGCCCCTGTGGGCCGCCCATAAACGGGCCAAGGCTCTGGCGACTGCGTTTGGTGCTTTCTGCCATTATGCCTCCTCAGGCGAGCCCACATCCGCCATACCCGCCAGCTCCGCGGCAACCAGCGCCCGCTGCATCAAGGTGGCCAGCGCCTCGGTCGGCAACTGGCGATAGCGCTCCAGCAACCGATCCCGGAACTCATCAAGCGAGGTAACCTCGCCCAGCAGCTGCTCGATCTGTTGCGTCCATCCTGCTATCTCATCCTCCCCGGCGGCGCTTAACCGACCCGTCAGCAGGTCTGCCCTGTCCTGCGTCTGACGCTCGGCCGCTAGCGCGGCAAGGCGGGCCGGGCGGGCGCTGAGCGTGGCCTCCCCCAGCCCGGTCTGCTTGTCCAGCAAGGTCAGCACCGCTTCCCCCTCTTTGGGGGCCGGGATCTGCAACTTATCCCGCACCCACTGCGCCGGGATCTGCATCCCAATCGAGACCAGAGTGCGCAGCGGCCCCGCCAGTTGCTGCATATCCTCCGGCTCGGTCACATCAAATTCGAGGCGCGGGCAGCGGCGCGGCCCCTGGTAGCTCTTGCCGTTCAGGGCAAAGAGCGGATAGACCAGATCGCGGGTCAGGGTGGCGGCCAGCTGGCGAAGGTCTGCATCCCGTACCTCCTGGCGCACCTCGTTATGCACATTGCCCAGGGCATTGGTCGAGCTCTTGCCATCGGCCTGTGAGGTCAAGGTGCCGCCGAGCACTGCTTTACTCATCGAGCGCTCGCACCACTCCATCATCACCACAAAGGGGTCGGCCTGCCCGTTGGCGGCATTCTGAAACTCGATCTCCATCCCCCGTGGGATAATGCCGCCGGCGTTATGGCCGATGGAAAGCACCGCCTGCAGCAGAGTGGCCTTCTCTTTCTCGGTGGCCCCTTCCGGGTATTTGCCCAGACGCACCGGCAGGCCGTAGATCTCCAGAAACTCGGCCAGATCGCGCACGCTGTAGTTCTTGAACAAAAACGGCCAGATCAGGGTGCGCACCAGCCCGGTGCGAGCCAGATAGCCCGATTTGCTCTTGGCCTGATGGACGATCCAGCCAAACGGGTTGAGGGCCAGCCCCTCATAGCTGCCATCGCGCAGCCGCAGCTG